GCAAGAAGAACTTGCTTTTAAGTTTACTTTTAGTCGTGACACAACTGACACAACTAAAGGCCCAGAACTTGATGGCTACCAGGTTAAGTCTTTGCCTGCTGTTAATCGTGCACGTCAGTTAACTATTCCTTTGCTTAACTTTGATTTTGAATCAGATCGTTATGGTGTGATGACTGGTCACGAAGGTCGTGCTTGGGAACGTTTGCAAACACTTGAAACTCTTGAGGCAGCAGGTGACACTGTGGTGATTCAAGACTTCACTACTGGTGAACAGGTCACTGGTGTTATTGAGCAGTTAAGTTTTGAGCGTACTAGCCCACCGGACAGAAGATATACAGGTTTTGGTGGCATTGTGTACGTGTCCATACGTACCGTTTAAAGCCAATTTAAGGCACGTTTTAGCCCCTTACAGGGTGGTTTGGTGTAGGAATATACCCAGCCCCTTGTGAGGGGCTTTTTTTTTGTTTTTCAAATACTATGTTTATTACTCGGAACCGCCCAAAGCGGTTCCTCGTTAACGGGTCGCTCGCACATACTCACCGGCTCGCTCCGAGTATAATCGTATTGTCAAATACCTGTCAACCGACACGCTTGGCGCGTGTCGTTAAACGAATTACAAGAATGTGATATTGTTTACCTTATGGAACCAATCATCGGGCACAGAAGTTTCTCATCCTTTACCTCCTGGATGAAATGCGGCAAAGCCTGGCAACTAGAACGCCAACTCCAGGCACCACAAATACCTGCGTGGTATTTCATCGGAGGCTCAGCCTTCCACGCGGCAGTAGAACAATTCCTTAAAGAACAATATGAAACCGATTGACGAACTTGTACCTGATGAATCAAAACCAAAATTTGATTTAAGAGGAATACCAACACACGTTTGTGTATGTGGTTGCAAAGTGTGGAATCTTAAAGTAATGTTTGAAGACAACCAAATATCAATGTACTTTCTTGATATGTTTTGCTCCGCTTGTGGTAGTCCTGCTACTGCACCAACATTAGAGGAACCAGATTGTGAGTAAAGATTTAGCAATCAAGTATTGGACTACCCATTTCCAAACTATGATTGATGAAAAAGCAGCAGCCACAGACACTATCCCTTCTGCTTGGCGTGCTGGCGGTCGCGCCACCAAAGCGTATCCGGAAAAAGAAAACGACATTTGGTGGCAAGACAACGGACCACAAATGGTTGACAACTTCATCCAATGGTGGAGAAATAATAAATGGTCAGTGTGGAACCACAACGGTGTGTTGCAAGTTGAACCAGAATACAACGTAATGTTTGGTGATGTACTTGTTAAATCTTTTGTTGATTTAATTGCTGTGACACCTGATGGTGATATTGTTATTGTTGATTACAAGTCAGGTGTTTATATGCCTGACACAAATATGCAGTTAGGTTTATATGCTTGTGCTGTCCAAAGTGTAACCGGTGTTAGACCAACAAAAGGTTACTTCTATAACGCCCGTCAAGGTATTATGGAAGACGCAGGGGACCTGTCGCGTTGGACAGTGCAACTATTTACAGAACTATTTGCACAGTTTGAGAGAGGAATTGAGGCAGAAATTTTTTTGCCAAATCTTGGAATGATGTGCAAGTCTTGTTCTGTTAAGGATTACTGTCACGCTTACGGCGGGGAGTTGGCAGTAAAGTATGACCCACTCGCTACTCTATAGAGAAGGAAAAGAATGAGCGCAGAAACACCAGGAGTGAAGACACAACTTAACTTCAAAACCTCACAAGGTACATTAGTTAATGTTTATCTTTACTCTTATGATGAAGAAGAAATCAAGGGTGCACTTACAGCGATTGCTAATGTGACACCTGAGATTAACGCAGTGGAAACACTGTACAACGCACAAGGAACTTTGAAACAAGCCCTTGGTGCTACACCTGTTGAACAACCACGCACACAATCAGCACCTGCTGATGGTGCTAAAGCGTGTAAGCACGGTGAGATGAAATTTCGCACCGGTTCATCTGCTAAAGGACCTTGGAAGGGCTACTTCTGTCCTTCACCAAAAGGCACAGCAGACCAATGTGAACCACAGTTCATTAGATAAAACAAAACTAAATACGGATACCTTACTAGTTAGGAGCAGTTGTGTTAACCATAAAGCAAGCAGCCGTCCGGCACTTGGAAGAACCACAACTGCTACCTGACTTATTCCCTTCACTAAAAAAAGAAGGCATACGTTTTAGACGCGGTCAGGTAACAATGATTGCTGGTCAACCAAACAGTGGTAAATCTTTACTTGCACTTTTTTATGGCATCAAAGCCAATGTTCCAACTTTGTATGTGTCAGCAGATACTGATGCGTACACCACAAGTATTCGTGCTGCCGCTGTTATCACAGGGCATATGGCAAACACTATTGAAGAATCATTTAAGAATGATGGTCAAGAGTTTTACACTAAAGAACTTGCATCATTAAAACATATGGAATTTTCTTTTGACCCAAGTCCAACATTAGATGATGTTGATTTGATGGTTAAAGCCTATGGTGAAAAATATGGTGAATGGCCACAACTAATAATTATAGATAATCTTATGAACGTGTCTGCTCTGCACGATAATGAGTGGACTGGTATGCGTGACATTATGAAAGCCTGCCACCACATTGCACGCGAAACAGACTCAGCAATATTTATTCTGCACCACACATCAGAAGCAGAAGGTGAACCAACACGCCCACCATCAAGGCGTGCCATTCAAGGTAAAGTTTCACAACTACCTGAAATGATATTGACAGTTGCAATGGAACCAGAGTACTCAGAGTTCAGAATTGCCTGTGTTAAAAACAGGTTCGCTAAACACTCAGCAATGGGTGACAAATGGGTGGCATTAAAAGTTGATGCTAGTCGTATGTTGTTAAAAGATGAAGACCTTATGCAACAGGCTTTAAGATTTCAAGGAGTGAAAATAGATGGCTAAAGGTAAAGGATTAAAACCAGCACCAGTTAAAACTATGGTCAATGATAGACCTAATGGTAAAGCAAGGAAAAAGAATCCAAAAACTCCACGCAAAACAGGTCGCACCATTGGTGGATACTCACCTGCAAAACTAGCGGAACGTGCTAAGAAAAGAGCAGGCAATGTCAGCCAAGAATAAAGCCAAAGGTTCCAAGTTTGAAACAGATGTAATGAAATGGTTACGCTCCAAAGGATTCACAGCAGAACGTTTACGCCAAGCAGGAGCAAAAGATGAAGGCGACCTAGTAGTTTACGTTGCCGGCACACCATACTTGTTTGAATGCAAAGCAACAATAAAACTAGACCTACCGCAGTTCTGGAGAGAACTACAAACAGAAGTATTAAACTATGCTGAAGCAAGAGATTTAACTGTTGGACCTATTGGTTACGTTGTTGTTAAAAGACGCAACGCAAGCATTGAAGATGCTTGGGTTATTCAATCATTAGACCAATGGAGTAAGCAATATAAACAATAAACACGATTTGGAAACTGTAGTCAAATACTACGGTGGACGGGTAGGAACTAGCACAAGGTGGCAAGCCACCAAGTGTGTAATACATCCTGATGCGCACGCATCAGCAACCGTGAACATACGGGAACAACTTTACAGTTGTTTTGTGTGTGACCTTTACGGTGATGTGTACGAACTGATTAAGAAAAAGGAAGGGATAGAGTTCAAAGATGCTGTCGCTAGAGCAGAAAGCATTACTAACGGAAACCGCAGCACAGTACTACGAAGCACTAAACGCAGAGACAGCCTCTTACCTCAAATCAAGGGGAATAAGCAAAGAGGTGGCCGCTACATTCCTGCTCGGTACAGTGACTAACCCTGCACCCGGACACGAACACGCTGTAGGTGCAGGGCAAAAGATTGGGATGTTTAACGTTAACGATTTAGGTTTAGACACTGAAACAATGTGTATTTGTGAGGGTGAGATTGACACAATTATTTTGTCAGGGATGTGTGGTATACCTGCTGTGGGTGTGGCTGGTGTAACACAGTGGAAAGACTGGTTCCCTATGATGCTTGAAGGATACAAAAGAATATTTGTTTTTGCTGATAATGATGTTAAAGAAGATGGCCGTAACCCTGGGATGGAACTTGCTAAAAGAATTAAAGAAGATTTGAACAGTGCAGTAGTAGTTAACCTACCTGAGAACAAAGATGTTAACGACATATTTTTGCGTGAAGGTGCTGACTGGTTTAAGGAAAAGATTAAATGACAACAATACTTGGCATACAAAAACCAGACCACTGTTTACTGATAGCAGACTCACGTGTAACAGATGACGGTGGCAGAACCTACTCACACCACGCAGTAACCAAGATAACTAAACGAGGTAAGTATCTTATTGCTGGTGCAGGAACAACACAA